CTCGAAGCGAAACTCTTCGGTAGTGAAGATGAAGAAGCAACACTTCCTCTTCCTGATGCGATCGCTGAACTTATGAAAGTTACAGACGGTCCGCAGGGTTAATAAATACCCGAACACAAAATAAAAATCTAAAAGAAAGAAACACATAATATAATTGTTAAACACACACTATAATCTGGCCCCGCTATTATCGGCGGGGTCTCTTTATATTTTTTCGTATTCTGAAAGGAGAATTATTATGTTAAAGAAAACTATCACTTACAACGACTATAATGGCGTGGAAAGAAAAGAGGACTTTTATTTTAACCTTTCTAAGGCCGAAATCATGGAAATGGAACTCAGTATTCCAGGCGGTTTTGCAGGAATGATTGAAAAGATCATCGCTTCAAAGGACATCCCATCCATCATCAAGATATTCAAGGAGCTTATCCTGAAGGCGTATGGCGAGAAAAGTGCTGATGGTAAAAGATTCGTTAAATCAGAAGATCTGTCCGCAGCTTTCTCTCAGACAGAAGCTTACTCTAATCTTTTCATGGAACTGGCGACAGACGATAACTCAGCTAGTGCGTTCATCAATGGACTTGTACCTGCTGATATGAAATTGTCAGATGAAAAGCTGAAATCAATCGGCGGCGATGTCGGTAACATCTTGGATGTTTCTGTCAATTAACTATGAGACAGCAGAGGAGTGATCACAATGCTTCAAATAACAGTACCAGCAGTGGAAATGTGGGATGAATCAACAGAAACATACATCAACACCAAAGAAACAACACTGCAATTGGAGCATTCCCTCGTCTCAGTTTCAAAATGGGAATCAAAATGGTGCAAGTCATTTTTGTCACACACTAACAAAACATATGATGAAACCATTGACTATATAAAATGCATGACCCTCACACGAGATGTTGATCCATCAGTCTACTATGGACTTACTAACGACAACATTGAGCAAATTAATAAGTATATTGCGGCTCCGATGACGGCGACCTCTTTCTCAGACAAAAACGGAAAAGGAGGACGTGAAATAATAACATCGGAGCTTATTTATTATTGGATGATTTCACAAAACATCCCGTTCGAATGTCAGAAATGGCATTTGAATCGTCTACTAACCTTAATACGAGTCTGTAATATTAAAAACGCTCCTCCTAAGAAACATAGTCGTAGAGAAATCGCGAGTCGTAATGCGGCATTAAATGCAGCTCGTAGAAAGCAACTAAATTCGAAAGGATGATACTCATGAAAAAAGGAATCGATGTGTCTTCTCATCAGGGACCGATTAACTGGACAGCTGTAAAAGCATCCGGCATCGACTTCGCTATTCTTCGATGCGGATACGGTAACGATCTGAAACATCAGGATGACGATTACTTTATACAGAACGCAAAAGCTTGCGAACATATCGGAATGCCATATGGCGTGTATTTATACAGCTATGCTGTGACAGTCGATGATGCTAAATCGGAAGCTGCTCATGTTTTGCGTTTGCTCAAAGGACTTAAGCCGTCATACCCTATCTATTACGATCTTGAAGACGAAGCGACAACCGGTAAATGCGGAAACGAACGTATCCTCGAAATCGCTAAGACTTTCGTCGGTATTCTTGAGAAAGCCGGTTACTGGACAGGTATATATGCGAATAAGAACTGGAATGTCAACAAACTTACTGATAAGTGGTATGACGGAAAAGCCAGATGGATAGCTCAGTACAATGATGAATGTACATATGACGGTAAATATGGAATATGGCAGTACTCTTCTTCTGGAAAGGTTGACGGCGTAAAAGGTAACGTCGATATGAACTACGCTTATGTAGATTACCCAAAATCTATCAAATCCACTGGTAAGAATGGGTTTACAAAAACATCAGTCACCTCTAAACCGAAGAAAACGGTCGAGACAATCGCAAAAGAAGTGTTGGCTGGTAAATGGGGTAACGGTGAAATTCGTAAATCATCTCTTACTAAAGCCGGATACAATTATGAAGAAGTTCAGAAGAAAGTTAATCAGTTACTCAATACTAAGTCCATCGATACTATCGCTAAAGAAGTCATAGCTGGTAAATGGGGTAACGGCGATGAGCGTAAAGCTCGTCTTACTAAAGCCGGATACAATTACGAAGAAGTTCAGAAGAAAGTAAACGAACTTATTTAAGAGGTAATTAACATGATAGGTTTCAGACAAAAGGGCGACTTTTCCAAGTTGAGCAGTTATCTCGAAAAAGCTAAGGAAGCCGCAAGAATCGGCGTACTAGACAAATATGGTCGAGAAGGAGTGGCCGCCCTAGCGTCTGCTACCCCTGTAGAAACCGGTAAGACTGCCGGATCGTGGTATTACGAGATAAAACGTCAAAATGGATCTGTCTCATTAATATTCAACAACTCAAACGTTAACAAAGGTGTTCCAATCGCCATCGTTTTACAGTATGGTCATGGAACTGGCACTGGTGGATGGGTGCAGGGAAGGGATTATATCAATCCTGCCATACAACCAGTTTTCGATAGAATTGCAGAAACTGCCTGGAAGGAGGTTACTAAACTATGAGTAAAACCGTTGATGAACGTGTCGTCGAGATGCGGTTCGACAATAAAAACTTTGAGAATAACGTCGCAACCAGCATGTCAACTCTCGATAAATTAAAACGTAGTTTAAAATTCGATGGTGCAAGTAAAGGTTTAGAGAATATCGACAAAGCAGCTAAAAATGTTAATTTCTCTGGACTTAGTACCGGTATCGAAACAGTACAAGCTAAATTTTCAGCGTTACAAGTAATGGGAGTTACAGCTTTAGCTAACATCACTAACTCCGCTGTCAATGCGGGTAAGCGTATAGCTTCAGCTTTGACGATTGACCCTGTTAAATCGGGTTTCCAAGAGTATGAAACTCAGATGGGTGCTATTCAAACGATATTAGCGAACACGCAAAAAGAAGGCACGAATGTTGAAAGAGTTAATGCCGCACTCGATGAATTAAACTTGTATGCAGACCAAACCATCTATAATTTTACTGAGATGACTAAGAACATCGGTACGTTTACGGCAGCCGGGGTTAAACTTTACACCTCGGTACAAGCCATCAAAGGTATTGCTAATTTAGCGGCTGTTTCGGGTTCAACTTCTGTTCAGGCATCCACTGCAATGTATCAGCTTTCACAGGCTTTAGCTGCCGGAAAAGTGTCACTTATGGACTGGAATTCCGTTGTTAATGCTGGTATGGGTGGACAGGTGTTCCAGGATGCTCTTGTTCGTACATCTGAGCACCTTAAAACAGGAGCAAATGAAGCTATAAAAACTTACGGTAGTTTCAGAGAAAGTTTAACAAAAGGTGAATGGTTAACTACCGAAGTATTGACCGAAACATTAAACCAGATAGCGGGTGCTTACAGTAAAGCCGAACTCATTGCTCAAGGATACTCGGAAACGCAGGCTGAAGAAATCAGCAAATTAGCCGATACAGCTACAGCAGCGGCAACTGAAGTAAAGACGTTCACACAGTTATGGGACACTTTAAAAGAAGCGGCTCAATCTGGATGGGGTCAAACTTGGCGATTAATTATCGGCGACTTTGATGCAGCTAAAGAACGAATGACGAAATTGTCCGACCTGTTCGGTAACATCATTGGCAATTCAGCTAATAGACGAAACGCTGTGGTAGGTGGAGCACTTACATCAAGTTGGGATAAACTCACCGAGAAGATGAATGCGGCTGGTATTAAGACTGAAGAATTTCAAAATAGGATTATCGAATTATCGGGAACTCATAAGAAAGAGTTTGAGAAGATGATCGAAGAAGAAGGTTCGTTTGGAAAGGGTCTTAAACGAGCATTTTCTGAAGGACTACTTAATAAAAGCATTCTCAAAGACGCTATTAAGAGTTTTACTGGTGGAATAGATAAAGCCACCGGTTCTACGAAATCGGCCGCCGATCAAATGGAAAAATTCGGCGAGATCGTTGATAAGGTTATCGTCGGTGATTTTGGTAATGGTGCGGACCGTGTTAAAGCTTTAACTGAAGCCGGTTACGACTATGCTACAATACAGAATCTCGTTAACGAGAAACTGGGTGTAAGTTACCGTCATCTTAATGCACTTAATGAAGAGCAACTCAAAAACGCTGACAGTCTCGGTAAAATGTCTGACGAACAGCTGAAGAGTAAAGGCTATACAGAAGAGCAGATAACTGCGCTGAGAGAACTTTCAAAAGCGGCGGATGAATCAGGTTCATCTATTGATGAATTACTCAATGATATTTCGAAGCCAAGTGGATCAGAACTTGTATGGGATTCATTACATAACATCATTGATAGTATAGTTGTATCGCTTAAAGCTGTTAAGACCGCTTGGACAGAAGCTTTTCATCCTGGTATGAGTGAAGATGAAATCTTAGCGGAACGTGCCGAGAAATTATACAAGCTTATAGATGCTTTCCATTCTTTAACTGAAAGAATTAAAATTGACGATGAAACAGCCAAAGAAATCACCAGAACTTTTAAAGGTTTATTTGCACTTATTGATATTATTACTACCATTGCTGGTGGTGGTTTCAAACTAGCTTTTCAAGTATTGTCCAAAATATTAGGAGCGTTCAACATGGACGTTCTGGATCTTACAGCTAAGCTGGGCGACATGCTCGTAAAATTCAGAGACTTTTTATTTAATAATGACTATATAAATAAAGGGTTTGATTTATTAGCAAAAGGCATCGTTAAAGCGGCTAAAGGAATTAAAAAATTATATGACGCCTTTATGGATCTACCACAGGTTACTAAGGTGATTGATCGAATAAAAGAAGCTTTCGATCATATCAAAGATATCGATCTGTCAGAAATCGGAGCTAACATAATAGATGGACTTCGAAACGGACTTGACGGTGGCATATCGAAAATGTGGTCCAAGATGCTTGAGATCGGCAAAACCATAATTGACGCTATACGTGGCATTCTCGGAATTCATTCCCCATCAACCGTAATGTTCGAAATCGGTAAGAATATTGTGCTGGGATTGGTTAACGGAGTGTCTGCTGGATTCACATGGGTAGTCGAAACTGTCAAAAAACTAGGAAATAAGATAGTAGATACCGTTGGTGATATTGATTGGGGCGTGTTGCCAGAGACAGTAAAATCGGCTTTCGATAGAATCAAGAACTTCTTCAGCGGATTTGATTACAGCAAATTATTAGCAATTATACCTATAGCGGCTGTGCTGATTATGGTGAAAACCGTTTATTCCACAGCAAACGCTTTAGCTAAGGGTATCAATAGTTTGAACGAAGTTATAGAAGGATTCGCGCTGGTCGAGGAAAACTTCGCTAAGGTTTTGAATGCGTATGCGTTAAACATCAAGGCCGAGGCTTTAAAGAAAATCGCCATTGCTATCGCTATATTAGCTGGTTCTGTCATTGCCCTATCTTTTGTGGATACTAAAAAATTATATGCGTCAGTGGGAGTAATAGCTATACTCGCTGGTATATTAGTCGGGTTGGCCGTATCTATGGAACTGTTAAGTAAATCTTCAGCTTCGATAGGCAAAGAAGGCGTCAAAATAGATGGTCTGAAATCCGGTTTACTAGCGATCGCCGGTGCGATATTGATCATGGCGATAGTAACCAAGATGCTTGGTAAAATGAAACCTGATGAATTAAAACAGGGTCTCATGGTGTTGGCTGGATTTGCGGGAGGTTTAGTTGTATTATTTGTGGCATTAACGGCCATAACCAAACTCGCGGGTCCAAATGCTGATAAAGTTAGTGGTCTATTAATGAAGGTATCAATAGCCATGTTACTTATGGTCGGTGTATGTAAATTAGCTGGTAAACTAACGCCTGAAGAGATGAAAAAAGGTGTTATATTTGCCGGAGCATTTACAGTGTTCTGTTCTGTACTCATAGCTGCGTCATATTTGGCGGGAAAACAAGTCAACAAAGTTGGGGGTATGTTAATAAAGATCTCCATTGCGATGGCATTAATGGTCGGAGTATGCAAACTAGCAGCGAAATTAACACCGGAAGAAATGCTTAAAGGCGGCGCGTTTGCATTAGCGTTTGTTGCGTTTGTTGCGCTCCTGACAAAAATAACCCAGATCGATGACGGAAAGAAGACTGCCAAACTCGGTAGGTTGCTGTTATCCATATCAGTATCTTTAACGCTCATGGTTGGAGTGTGTAAATTAGTATCACTGTTAACTCCTGGAGAAATGGTTAAGGGTGCATTATTCGTTGGCGGGTTCATAGTTTTAGTTGGAATCCTCGTAAAAATCACAACAATAACCAACGAACAGCAGATGGCTAAAGTTGCTGGAACAATCCTTGCGCTGTCTGCGGCTATTGCCATACTTGCGGGTGTAGCCGTATTACTAAGTTTAATGCCAACCGATGCGTTGATAAAAGGCGTTGCAGCTGTAACTTTCCTAGGATTGATCATGAGTGCTATGATTTGGGCTACAAAAGGCGCGAATAATGTAAAAGGTAATTTAATAGTTATGACGGTAGCAATAGCTGTTATGGCTTCAGCTGTAGTGGCGTTATCAATGATCGATTTTAAATCATTGGCATCGGCCACGGGATCATTGGTTTCGGTAATGGCCACATTCGCGCTATTAATCAAGGTCGCTGGTTCGGCACAAGGCGCTATAGCCCCGCTTATTGTCATGACGGTTGCGGTCGGTTTACTCGGTGGACTTTTATATCTGCTAGCCAAGTTACCAGTAGATTCCGTATTAGGAACAGCTATATCATTATCTGTACTTCTTGTCGCGTTGTCGTTATCAATGAAACTGGCAAGTAGCGTTAACGTGTCGGCTGGAGTGCTAGTCAGCTTAGCAGCTATGACAGCTGTTGTCGGAGCGTTAGCGTTCATTCTATATCAACTTCGAGATTTACCGGCAGAGTCATCGATATCGGCTGCTAAATCATTAAGTCTATTGCTAGCAGCTATGGCTGGTGTAATGGTGACTTTGGCTTTAGTAGGATCCGTTGCGAGTGGTGGAGCTCTTGCCGGCGTAGCAGTACTTGGTGTATTAACACTCGTCGTTGGTGGGTTGGCATACATACTCTATCAAATGCAAGACATGCCTGTCGAATCTACAATGGGTAACGTTAAAGCATTAAGTATATTACTCTTAACTTTATCTGGTACTTGTATATTGTTAGCTGTAGTTGGTGCGTTGGCTCCAGCTGCATTGGTCGGAATTGCGACATTGACAGCATTGATAGTTGGTTTAGGAGCATTGGTTGTCGGTATAGGATATCTCGTTGACGAATTCCCTCAGATTGAGGACTTCATCGACACCGGCATTCCTATATTGGAGAAGCTTGCTTATGGATTAGGTTCTATAGCAGGTAATCTAATCGCCGGTTTCTCTAACGCAGTTATGCAAACGCTTCCATTGATAGGTACAAGTCTCAGTCAGTTTATGACGAATGCGACTCCGTTCATCACTGGCGTCAAAATGGTAGACGACAGTGTACTTAAAGGGGTTGGAATTCTCTCAGCAGCAATTCTTGCGTTGACTGTTGCTGATTTCATAAATGGAATCACGCAATTTTTACCGTTTGTGCCATCTTTATCTGATATGGGAACACAGCTGTCAGCTTTCATGACCAACTCAGAAGGGTTTATCAGCGGTGCAAACAGTATTAAACCAGAAGCAATGTCGGGAATAAAGGCTTTAGCAGAAGCAATCATGATCATAACAGCAGCCGATGTAATAGACGGATTAGCGTCAGCGTTTGGACTCACAAGCGGGAACAGCGTTGAAGATTTTGGCACTCAGCTTGGTAAACTCGGCTCAGGTCTTAATTTATTCGCTACTAATTTAGGACAGTTTGATGACGACACAGCAAAGACAGTTGGTTGTGGTGCAGATGCCATTAAAAAGCTCGCGGAAGCAGCCGACACAATTCCTAACTCAGGTGGATTCTTTAGTAAATTCACAGGCGATAATGATATTGGTACTTTTGCTACCCAGTTTCCGATCGTGGGTACGGGTCTCGCTGGTTTCGCTGCTAATATCGGTACTTTCACCGACAGCCAAGCGCAGACAGTTAGTTGTGCCGCAGATGCTATCAAGAAGCTTGCAGAAGCAGCTGACGAAATCCCTAACTCAGGCGGATGGGCAGGAAAGATTGCGGGCGAAAACGATCTTGGAGATTTTGCTACTGCTTTTCCAAAAGTTGGTACAGGTCTTGCTGGATTCGCTTCTAACATAGGTACGTTTACAGATACGCAAATAGCTACCGTTGAATGCGGCGCTAAGGCTATTAAACTTCTAGCCGAAGCAGCTGATGAAATCCCTAACGAAGGTGGATACCTCGCCAAGGTAGTTGGCGATAACAATATCGCTACTTTTGCTGAAAAGTTTCCAAAACTCGGTACGGGTCTCGCTGGTTTCGCCCAGAATATGGGATCACTTACTGAAACCCAAATGGCCGCCATAAGTACTGGTGCAACGGCTATTGGATTAATAGGTAAGGCGGCTAAAGATATGAATGACGGCTGGATGGCTAAGTTCCTTGATCAAGATACTGACCTTGAAGAGTTCGCGTCACAACTCGGTAAATTGGGAACCGGCGTTAAAACTTTCGCTACTAATATGGGCACGTTCGACGCTGACGCATTAGTTAGTTTCCAATCCGCTTTATCGCTCATCGATAGTCTAGGTTCGAATTATGATGATTTATCATATATAGCCGAGTCTGTATCTATTTTCTCTGATAATTTGGATGAAATTAGTTCCGCATTTAAATCTTACGCTGACAACGTTTCGAATGTTGACGATGCCGCAAAGAGTGTAACGACTTTAGGATCGCTCGTAACGTTTACCAAGACTCTCAATGGCTTATCCATAGATAATGACAAAGTCGAGTCGTTCAAAGATTCTGTTACTGTTATAGGTCAGATCGATCTTAGTACATTGGCTTCCACTGATCAGGATGCCCTTGGTAAAGCTGTGGCAAATATCACGAGACTCATCAGCGTAATCAACAAGATGACTGGTATTAATACTAGTGGCGTCGAATCATTTAAGAGTGCTGTTAGTTCATTAGGTCAGACGAATCTGAATAGTTTCATTAGCACGTTTAGCGGCTCTTCTGCAAAATTGTCAAGTGTTGGTGGAGGACTTATAGACTCTCTTAATAAAGGCATAAAATCGAAATCGAGTTCTGTAACCACTACAGTAACCGATATTGTGGGAAACGTAATTAGTAGCATATCCAATAAAGCAACACAGTTAGTCGCTGCCGGTGCTTCACTCATGAGTAATCTTCTCAAAGGTATAAACGATAAGAAGAGTGCTGTAACATCATCAGCCATTTCTGCTGTCACATCCGCAGCATCAGCTATTAAACTATCCTATACTGAATTCTATAATTCCGGTTCATATCTTGGTGATGGTTTGGTGCTTGGTATCAACGCTCAGCAGACAGCTGCATATAACGCTGGTTATGCACTCGGTCAGAAGGCCGTTCAGGGTGAGAAAGACGGACAGAAATCTCATTCACCATCGAAGGCCACATTCCAATCTGGTATATGGTTGGGTCAGGGTCTGGTAAATGGTATAAAGAACATCTCCTCCAGCGTATACAAGTCTGGATATAATCTGGGTAGCACTGCAACTAAGTCTATATCATCGGCAATCTCTATAGCTAGAGACATGATCAACAGTGATATGGATACTCAGCCGACTATTAGACCGGTTCTCGATCTAAGTGACGTTAGATCAGGAGCCAGCTCGATTGATGGTATGTTCAATAGTGGTCCATCATTAGCCATATCGTCTAATCTCAATGCAATAAGTTCATCAATTAACCAAAGAAGTCAAAATGGAAGCATGAGTGACATTGTGTCTGCTATCGATAAGCTTCGCAAAGATGTCAATAGTAGCGGCGGAACTACGAATTATAATATCAATGGTGTTACCTATGATGATGGCAGCAATATTTCCTCAGCTGTTGGTGAAATTGTAAGGGCGGCTAGAATAGAAAGGAGACGATAAGTATTGGCTACTTATACAGTCAAGAAGGGTGATACTCTTTCAGAAATCGCCTGGAAATACAACTCCACATATAAATATGGAAATGACTCTGTTACGGCTTATAAGCGTTTGGCTGACATTAATGATATCGATCCACCTTATAACCTAGCAATCGGTCAAGTTCTTAAATTAGATAATCCGTCGGGTTCAATTTCCAAGCCTAAAACGAAATCTAATAAAGCTACAATAAAACAGTTTGGTCTTCAGTCTGGTTCAGACTCCACGATATTTGCGTCGTGGACCTGGACCAAAGACCATACTGAGAATTATAAAGTCAAATGGTCTTATGACACTGGTGATGGTATATGGTTTGTTGGCAGCGATTCCACTACCGAATACAAACAATCGACATATAGCATGCCGTCCAATGCTAAACGAGTTAAATTTATTGTTAAGCCAGTTTCTAAGAAGCGTACGGTAAACAAAAAAGAAACTTCTTATTGGACAGCGGAGTGGTCAACCGTTAAATACTACAATGCAAAAGATGTCCCCCCATCTAAACCGAGCGCGCCAAGCGTGACAATAAACAAGGGAAACAAGCTTACGGCCAAGCTGGAGAACATTAACATAGGCAATGTAAAAGAAATACAGTTCCAGATTTACAAGAATGATAGGACATTTGTCAAATCTGGAAAAGCAAAAATCATAACTTCAACGGCAACTTACACAACGTCTGTTGCTGCTGGTTCGAGATACAAAGTTCGTTGTCGTGGTGTAAGAGGGAAAGTTTATGGAGAATGGTCGGATTATTCAAGTAATTCCAACACCATACCGTCAGCACCAGCAAAAATATTGAGATATAAAGCGTTATCTGAAACGTCCGTATATCTCGATTGGGCTAACGTTGCGAACGCTAAAACGTACGAAGTCCAATATACAACCAAGAAAAGTTATTTCGATAGCTCTTCTGAAGTAAAGTCTACGACGGTCGACGCTACCGCCGCTGGTCATGCTGAGATAACCGGACTTGAAAGCGGAGAGACATATTTTTTCCGTGTACGAGCTATTAACGACGAGGGTAATTCTCCATGGAGCGAGATTGTATCTATAACCGTCGGTAAAGCCCCATCAGCCCCTACAACTTGGTCTTCTACGACCACTGTCATTACCGGTGAGTCTTTAACTTTATATTGGGTTCATAATTCCGAGGATGGTTCGAGTCAGACTTACGCCGAGCTGGAGTTAACAATCGATGGACAGAAGACCACTCAGAAAATAAAGAACACCACAGATGAAGATGAGAAAGACAAGACAAGTTCCTATGTAATTGATACATCCACATATACGGAAGGAAGCAAAATCCAGTGGCGAGTTCGTACAGCCGGTATAACCGGTGTATATGGTGATTGGTCGGTAGAAAGAGTTGTTGATATTTATGCTCCGGCTGTGTTGGAACTTAGTGTGACCAATTCCGGTGGCGATATGCTCGAAACACTCACTTCTTTCCCGTTTTACGTTTCTGGTTTAGCTGGTCCTAATACACAATTACCGATCGGCTACCATCTCTCAATCATATCTAATGAGGTTTATCAGACGGTGGATCAAGTGGGTAACGAGAAGATAGTTAATATTGGCGAGGAAGTATATTCGAAATACCTCGATACATCAAACAATCCTTTACTGGTTGAGTTTTCAGCTGGAAACATTGATCTCGAAAACAACGTTAGTTACACCGTAAAATGTACGTCGTCTATGGATTCGGGATTGCGAGCAGAAGCATCTGTTGAATTCGATGTTTCTTGGGTCGATGATGAATACGTTCCAAATGCTGAGATAAGCTATGATGCTGACTCATATACAGCCAGTATAAGACCATACTGTGTTGATGAGGACGAGAATCTTATAAGCGATATTACTTTATCCGTGTATAGACGCGAGTTTGATGGATCGTTTGTTGAGATTGCCTCTGGGCTTGATAATACAGAAAGTACGTATGTAACGGATCCGCATCCGGCGTTAGACTACGCTCGATATAGGATAGTCGCCATTACCAATTCAACTGGCGCGGTTAGTTACTATGACGTTCCTGGTTATCCAGTCGGCGAAGTTGGAGCCATCATCCAATGGGACGAAGAATGGACATCGTTTGACAGTTCATCTGAAAACGAAGCAGATGCTTCAGAACAGCCAGCTTGGTCTGGTTCATTACTCAAACTCCCATACAACGTTGATGTTTCCGACAAAAACTCGATGGACGTCTCTCTTGTCAAATATATAGGACGTAAACGACCGGTAAGTTATTATGGAACTCAACTCGGAGAATCTTCGAGCTGGAAAATGGACATTCCTAAGGATGATAAGGACACTTTGTATGCTTTACGTCGATTAGCGATATGGCCAGGAGATGTGTATGTTAGAGAATCTTCAGGTAGTGGGTACTGGGCTAACATAAAAGTATCGTTTAATCAAACACATAACGAAGTTATTATTCCGGTATCTCTTGATATAACTAGAGTTGAAGGAGGAATCTAAGATGCCCGATTGGACAAAATCGATGGAGCAAACATTTGAGTATTATGTCGTCGATCCGAACACTTGGAAAGACGTCCGTATGATCGATAACGTAATAAAAAGCTCAGTCACGAGAGATTCGGATGCAGAGACTCTCGGTTCAGCTACCATCGATGTTACGGATTCTGTCGGAGAATGCTACATACGAATATATCTTATAACAATTCAAAATGGAGTTACTGAGAAGTTTCCTCTTGGAACATTCTTGGTTCAGACCCCATCATCAAGTTTCGATGGTAAAATACGCAACGTTTCTATGGACGCGTACACACCGTTATTGGAGCTTAAAGAGAGTCCGCCGCCACTAGGATACTCGTTACTTAAAGGTGACAACATATTAGAGAAGTCCTATCTGATATGTAGAGAGCATCTTAGGGCACCGGTGGTTAAAACTGATAATTCAAAAACACTCAGCGACGATTTCGTTGCTAATACGGATGACACCTGGCTTACGTTTGTAAGTGATCTGGTTGTGAATGCTAAATATGAGTTGGGGCTGGATGAAATGGGTCGTGTTCTCTTCTTACCGAAGCAGGACACGGCTTCTTTACAGCCTGTTTGGACATTCGATGATGGTAACAGCTCAATTCTTTATCCAAGTATAAGCATG